TGTAATAAGATACGGTATTTTAGGAAATGAAAGTATTAATGATTACTTTACAAGAACCAAAGTTCTTTCATATACACAAGGTGCTATCATTACAGGTACTGCAAATATTCTTGCAGGGCAATTAACTGTTACAGTAGCAGATACTACAAATTTGTTCCCTGGACAGTTAGTGGTAAAACAAAGTGGTGCTGGTGATTTTGCATCGGCGGCAGTTGTAATTGTATCTGTAGACAGTGCTACGCAGTTTACAGTTAATGCAAACCATTTAACATCAGGATCAATTTCCTTTGAAGTACAATCACCAATTATGGAGAATGTAGTTTACTTACCTGAAGTAGAAGGCCCGTCAAACTTTGAATGGGGTTTCGAACATCAAGTTACAATTCAAACAGGTCAAAATAATACACTGTTTAGACTCCCTCAAATGGTGAACCAATCATTTGATATTGACTATATTGCTGTAGGAGAATCCGGATACAATGGAATGAGATCCGGGAAGCTTCGCCTTGTAGTTAATTCTAATGTAGATGGCGGTGCTGGAACTCCGAGTGTATATGTCACAGATGATTATGATTATTTAGGAGATAATCTTTTTGTTGACAATATAAGTTTTGATGCTACACTAGTAGATATTGACAACGATGGAACTTTTGACACAGTTGTAGTTAAAAGTAACACTGTTGGAAGTTTACCAAGTAATGCAACAACAAAATTTAAATTTAGAGTTCAAACAAAGCAAACTGACATCTAATGTTTATAAAAAAATACGAAGAAAGATTACGAATCTGGTCGTCTTTTAGAGACGAATTAGAAGAAGTTGAAGACCCTTTTCGGTTTCTTCTAGATTTTTATAAACAAGCACCTCGAGTTTCAATCGCTACCGATCCTTATAATAGAGAGTCGTGGCCTGATCCTTGGCAGTTGTTAGAAGAGAATCAGTACTGTGACTTTACTCGTGTACTGGCTTACTGCTATTCTTTACAGTTAACTGAACGCTTTAAAGACTCTAAAATTGAGATACATATCATTACAACAGGATTAGAAACATACTATCTTCTCCAAGTTGATAATTGGATATTTGGTTATGAGGATGACCGAGCTATTGATAAATCGGAACTGCCTCCAGACTTTCATCCGCAAGTTGTCTATGACATGACAGATGTCAATAAATAATTCATTAGTTGATTAAGAAAGAGGAAATAAAAATGATTCAAGTTACCAAGCGAGATGGACGTAAAGAGTCCTTAGATATTGAAAAGTTACACAAAGTTGTTTTTTATGCATGTAACGATATTACGGGAGTTAGTCCAAGCGAGGTAGAAATCAAAAGTCAAATTCAGTTCTACAACGGAATGACAACTAAAGAAATTCAAGAAACGTTAATCAAAGCAGCAGCAGATCTTATTTCAGAAGATACTCCTAATTATCAATATGTAGGCGGTAGACTAATCAACTATGCATTACGTAAAGAGGTTTACGGGCAGTATGAGCCTGTTACTGTTAAAGAACTTGTACAAAGGAACATAGATTTAGGCTTTTATGATCCTGACCTCATTTCATATTACACCGATGACGAATGGGATAAGATTAACGGATTTATTAAACACGAGCGTGACGAGAATTTAACTTATGTTGCTATGGAGCAACTTCGCGGCAAATACCTAGCACAGAATAGAGTTAGTGGTGAAATCTTTGAAACACCCCAAATGTGTTATATTCTAATTGCCGCTACTCTTTTTAACAATTATCCTGCAGAATCTCGCTTACAATGGATAAAGGACTACTACGATGCAATTTCTCTTCATGATATCTCCCTTCCTACTCCTGTTATGGCTGGGGTTAGAACTCCTCAGAGACAATTTTCATCGTGCGTACTTATTGAGTCTGATGACAGTCTTGACAGTATTAATGCAACCTCTTCTAGCATCGTTAAGTATGTAAGCCAAAAGGCAGGCATTGGTATTGGCGGAGGTAAGATTCGTGCTATTGGATCACCTATACGTAAAGGCGATGCGTATCATACAGGAATCATTCCTTTCTATAAGCATTTTCAATCAGCAGTTAAATCCTGCAGTCAGGGCGGTGTACGCGGAGGCGCAGCAACCGTATATTATCCTGTGTGGCACTTAGAAGCAGAAGAACTTCTTGTGCTAAAGAACAATAAAGGAACCGAAGACAATCGTGTGCGTCATATGGACTACGGTGTACAGTTCAACAAGCTAATGTACGAAAGACTAATCAGCGGAGGAGATATTACTCTTTTCTCGCCTAGCGATGTGCCTGGGTTGTATGAAGCGTTCTATGCAGATCAAGATAAATTTAAAGAGCTATATGAAACAGCAGAACGCAACACAAAGTTACGCAAAAAGACTGTTCCTGCTATCCAACTGTTTAGTTCGTTTATGGAAGAGCGTAAGAACACAGGTCGTATCTATCTACAAAATGTAGACAATGCAAATGACCACGGTTCGTTCCTACCAGAGGTTGCACCTATTAGACAAAGTAACCTTTGTGCAGAGATTGACTTGCCAACTAAACCATTGAATGATATCAATGATCCCGATGGTGAAATTTCGTTGTGTACTTTAAGTGCAATTAACTGGGGCAATATAAAATCAACAAGCGAGTTTGAAAGAATTTGTAAACTTGCAGTAAGAGGACTTGATGCATTATTAAGTTATCAAGATTATCCTATTCTAGCAGCACAACTATCAACAGACAAACGCCGTCCTTTAGGAATTGGCATTATTAATTTTGCATATTGGATGGCAAAGCACGGACTATCATATCAAGATATTGACACAGACGGACTAAAATTAATTGATGAATATGCAGAAGCATGGAGTTATTATTTGATCAAAGCAAGTGCAGACTTAGCAGTCGAGCAAGGGGCTATTCCAGGTGTTATGGAGACTAAGTACGGACATGGTATTACTCCAAACCAAACATATTCAAAAGCTCTTGATGAATTAATCCCACATCAAGAACGTATGGACTGGACGGGTCTAAGAAAACAATTAAAAGAAACAGGTATTCGTAATTCAACATTAATGGCTCTAATGCCAAGCGAAACAAGTGCGCAAATTGCAAATGCAACAAACGGTATCGAACCGCCACGTTCGCTTATCTCTGTTAAACAGTCTAAGCATGGCGTGTTAAAGCAAGTTGTACCAGAATACAAGCGTTTAAAAAACAAGTATGATCTTTTATGGGAACAACGTTCACCAGAAGGTTATATTAAAATTGTTAGTGTACTACAAAAATACATTGACCAGGGCATAAGTGTAAACACTAGTTATAATCCAACATATTACGATGATGAAAAGATTCCAATGAGTGTAATGTTACAGCATATGCTTCTTTTCTATAAACTAGGTGGTAAGCAATTATACTACTTCAACACCTTTGACGGGCAAGGCGAATTAGACGTTAATAAGATGTTTGAATCTGAAGAAGTACTTAACGGAGCAGAAACAAACGGTTACTTAAATGGTGAAGAAGAGTGCGAAAGTTGTACAATATAGTTGACACAGCACAAAAGTTGTGTTATAATCAAAAAGTTATAGAAGGATAATAAAATGGCGAGCGTATTTGACATTGATAATCGTGTGGATCACACAAAGGTAAAAGCATTTCTTGACCCTAGTGGAGGTCCAACTATTCAGCGTTATGACACGCTGAAGTATAAGCAATTTGACGGCTTAACTGATAAACAGTTAGGATTTTTTTGGCGACCAGAAGAAGTTGACATCTACCAGGATGCAAAAGACTTTAAAAGTCTTACCGAGCACGAACGTCATATCTTTACTAGCAATCTTAAAAGACAAATTTTGCTTGACAGTGTTCAAGGACGAGCACCAGTAGAAGCATTTGCCCCTATTGTTAGTTTACCAGAACTTGAAAACTGGATTCAGACATGGACTTTTAGTGAAACAATTCACTCACGTTCTTACACACATATTATTCGTAACGTGTACAGTAATCCTTCTAAAGTATTTGATGAACTAATGACCATCAAAGAAATTGTTGATTGTGCAGGTGATATTTCAAAATACTACGATGAATTAATTGAAGATAGCATGTGGTTTAATTTATTAGGTGCAGGCACACATACTGTTAATGGTAAAAAAGTAACAGTTGATCTATACGATCTCAAAAAGAAACTGTGGCTTACACTAATGAGTGTTAACATTCTTGAAGGTGTTCGTTTCTATGTATCGTTTGCATGTAGTTGGGCGTTTGCAGAACTTAAAAAGATGGAAGGCAATGCTAAGATTATTAAACTTATTGCCCGTGACGAAAACTTGCACCTAGCAAGTACACAGGCTTTGTTAAAAATCTTAAAGACAGATGATAAAGACTTTGTAAAAATTGCAAAAGAAACAGAAGCAGAGTGTATTCAGATGTTTGTAGATGCCGTCGATCAAGAAAAGATGTGGGCAAACTATTTGTTTAAAGACGGTTCGATGATTGGTCTTAATACGCAATTATTAAGCGACTATATTGAATGGATATGTACACGCAGAATGACCAATGTAGGACTCAAATCGCCATATCACAATATTAAAAATAATCCGCTACCTTGGACTCAAAAGTGGATTTCAGGTTCAGAAGTGCAGGTAGCACCTCAGGAGACTGAGATAACTAGTTATATCCAAGGCGGCACAAAACAAGATGTGTCGGCTGACACTTTTAAAGGATTTAGTTTATGATTTTAATTTATGGAAAACCAATGTGTCCATTTTGTGACAAGGCAAAAAACTTGTGCGAACAGCGTGGGTTTGCTTATGAATACAAATCACTAGGCACAGACTACACAAAAGAAGAACTATTAGAAACATTCCCAGGTGCTCGTACAGTGCCACAGATTGTTGTTAACGGAAACAAGGTAGGCGGCTATGAACAGTTTACCCAATACATTGACGAAACAAATTATAACGGCACAGGACACACAGTAGGACATTAATATGTTAATTGAATCACCATATAAAGTAGGCGACAACGTAAGTTTTAAACTAAGCTCAGGCGAAGAAATTATTGGACGATTAGAGGCAGAAGATAACAAAGGATTTACTTTACACAAGCCAATGGTACTAATTGCACAACAGCAAGGCTTAGGATTAGCACCTTTTATGTTTAGCGTATCTCCAGATGCAAAATTTGTGTTGCAATTAAATGCTGTTAGTTGCGTTGCAAAAACTGAAACAGAAATTTCAAAACAGTATACACAACAAACTACTGGAATTACAGTTTAAACTCTTGACAAATCTATATTAATACATTATAATAAAAGAAAAAGGCTATTATGATGAAAAAAACTATGTTAGTGGACGCAGATGGCGTCCTTTTTAACTGGGAATATGCGTTCAACCTTTATATGGAAGAACATGGATTTGAAACAGTTGACAATGCTAAATTAATTTACAGCATTGGTGTAAGATACGATATACCTGAAAAACAAGGTAAAACAATGATTAAGCACTTTAACGAAAGTGCTATGATAGGATTCCTTCCTCCCCTTCGAGATGCTGTAGAGTATGTTACTCGTCTTGCAGACGAGGGATGGGAGTTTATTTGTATTACAAGTCTTAGTACAAACAAGTACGCACAAAAACTAAGAGAAAAGAACCTAAGCAAGATGTTTGGTGAAGGAACTTTTAAAGAAGTTATTTGTTTAGGTACTGGTGCAGATAAAGATAAAGTATTACAAAAATTTGAAGGAAGTAACTTGTGGTGGATCGAAGACAAAGTTGAAAATGCACTTGCAGGTGAAGCAGTAGGACTTCGTCCACTGGTTATGGAGCATGGTTACAACATGAACGACAATCGTGTTCGCCGTGTGAAAAATTGGAATGAAATTTACAATATTGTAAAAGGAGAAGAAAATGACTAATCATGAAGAAATCGTTCAAGCATTTAATAATTATCTTGCTGAACATGAAACCTTTGAAGGCAAAGGTGTAAAAGCTGCCGCAGCGAGAGCTCGTAAGGCACTTGGAGATCTAGGTAAACTTACTAAAGAACGCCGTAAAGAAATCCAGGAAAAAAAGAACACAATGTAATTATGTGGCGTCTCTGGGCAAAAGCACTTGGAGAAAAAGCTGGCAGGACTAATAATGAAGCAAATAAAATTGCTATTATTAGAACTGCCATTCTTTTTGTATACATTATCACAAACTTGTTTATTATATCAGGTGTTATACACCACTGGTAATAAACTACGCATTTAACTAAATACCTTACAGAAAAAGGATTTATTTAAATGATTTGGATAGATTATGTAGTCGAAAGTGCAGGCTTACACGGACAAGCATTTCGTGTTAAAGGTGATTGGCCTGGAGAAGTTATGGGAAAGCAAAAAGATGGATCACCCAAAGATCATTGGCTATATAAGCCAGGAGATGTTTTTGTTGTAGATGAAAACGGTTGGTTGCGTAAAAGTGATCAATTAAATGCATTGTTAATGAAATATGAACAATCTTTGGTTGACAAATCTAAAAACCCATAGTATAAATAAACTGTTAGCGTTGAAGCAACGTGGACACATACTGGACTGCGGGGCGGTACCGCACTGCT